ACCACCATCATCCGCCAAGCCATATGAAAATCGAAACGCTATCCACCGCCAGCCTCATCCCCTACGCGCGCAACGCCAAGAAGCACGACGCCAGCCAAGTCGCCAAGCTCGCCGGGAGCATCCGCGAATTCGGCTTCAACAACCCCGTCTTGATCGACAAGGACAACGGCATCATCGCCGGTCACGGGAGGATCATGGCCGCTCAGTCCCTCGGCCTTGAAACCGTCCCCTGCATCCGCCTCGGCCACCTCACCGACACGCAGCGCCGAGCCTACATCCTCGCCGACAACCGCCTCGCCGAGATCGGCGGCGGGTGGGATGAGGAAATGCTCAAGCTCGAACTCGCGGACCTCCGCGAACTCGACACCGATTTCGACCTCATGGGATTCGACGCTTCTTTGATTGAGGAAAAACTCAACCCCTCCGAGCCATCCATCCAATCCCTCGCGCCAGAATCCAGCGCCAAAGAAATCGATGTCGATTCTTTCGATATGGATCACCGCTGCCCCCGCTGCGGATTTGAATTTGATACCAAAAAACCAGAATGAACCCCCACTCCTGGCATCTCTCCGACCTCGCCACCGTCCCGCAGAACGGCATCAAAGTCATGTCCACCTTCGCCTGCGGTGGCGGATCATCTATGGGCTACAAGCGCGCCGGTTGCCAGATCGTCGCCGCCAATGACATCGACCCCGAAATGGCTTGGCACTACAAGCGGAACCTCAACCCGCCGCTTTACTACCTCTGCCCCATCCGCGATTTACTCACGGCAGACCTGCCGCCAGAGCTTTTCGCCTTGGACATCCTCGACGGCTCCCCGCCGTGCTCCACATTCAGCATGGCCGGAAGCCGAGAAAAAGCATGGGGAAAAAAGAAACACTTCCGCGAAGGCCAAGCCTCCCAAGTCCTATCCGATTTATTTTTCGACTACCTCGATTTAGTCGAACGCTTGAAGCCCAAAGTTGCCATCGCTGAAAATGTGAAAGGCATGATCCTCGGCAATGCCAAAGGCTACACCAAGCTCGTCATGGATCGCTTCCGAGAAATTGGCTACCGGCCGCAGTTGTTCCTACTGAACGGCGCCGACTGCGGAGTGCCACAACGCCGCGAGCGAGTTTTCTTTTGCGCTCTACGAAATGACATTGCCAAGCCACCGCTCCAGCTTGCTCCAAAACACAAATGGATTTCAGCAGGAGAGGCGACCGCGGATTTGCAGGCGCTGACGGATCAAGAGGTAAACGAAACAAAGCCCACAAAATCAGATTTATTGCTTTGGCCGAATACAAAACCGGGAAGCGATTATGGCGATGAATGCTTAAGACAACGGGGGCGACTTTCGTTTTTTAACAACAAGAAGCTTTCAGATAAAGACCCGGCAAGATCGCTACCCGCCACATCGTGGGTTATTACCCACTGGTCCGAATGCCGAGCCCTCACCTTTCGCGAATGGAAGCGCCTCGGCAGCTTCCCAGACGACTACCATGCCAAGACAGACAAGATCGGAAAATACATGATCGGCATGTCAGTCCCGCCAAAGATGACAGAGCAAGTGGCGCGGGCTGTCGTATCGCAGTGGCTTACCCCATGACCCCCGCCGCCGAAGCCCTACGCGAGCACCTGCGCTCGATCTACGCACCGATTGACCGGCGCACCGTGACCGAGTGGTGCGCTGACGAGGTGATCTTGAGCGAACGGCAAACGCAGATGCCGGGGAACTTCAGCACGCGGATGACGCCCTACCTCCGCGAGCCGCTTGAGTGTTTCGGCGATGTCGATGTTTCCGACCTCGTGTTGGTCTTTGGGACGCAAACCGGCAAGACGACGATGGTTCAGGCAGGCACAGCCTGGAGGATTTGCAACAAGCCGCAGCCCGTCGTGTGGGTCATGCCCACCGAGGGACTCGCCCGCAGCTTCTCCGAGACGCGCTGGCTCCCGCTCTTCGACGACAGCGCCACACTCTCCGCACAGAAGCCCGCGGACCGGCACAAATTCAAAAACCTCGAGCAGCATTTTTCGCGGTGCTCGCTCGTCTTCGTCGGGTCAAACTCCCCGGCCAACCTCGCCAGCCGTCCCGCCGGATTGCTCCTCATGGATGAGGTGGACAAATTCGCCCGCGAGACCGACCAAGAAACCTCCGCGCTTTTCCTCGCAGAGAACCGCACCAAGTCTTTCGTCGGCGCACTTCGCGTCAAGACCTCCACACCCACCACGCCGGACGGCGCGATCTGGCAGGAATACCAGAAAGGCACGCAGGAAAAATACATGCTCGAGTGCCCGCACTGCCACGACCGCATCGAGCTTTTGTGGGAACAGGTGAAGTGGGACGACCAAGCGAAGATTGACGGCAAGTGGAACATGGCGCGCGTCGAGGAGTCCACCCGCTACATTTGCCAGCGGTGCGGAGGCGAGTGGAACGACGGCCAGAAAATCGAAGCCCTGCAAGGCGGCATCTGGCAATCCACCAACCCCGCCGCGCAACGCGGATTCCGATCCTTCCACCTCAACTCCCTTTACGCCCCGTGGCGCTCCTGCACCTTCGGCGCGCTGGCGGTGAAATTCCTCCGCGACAAGGACACGCTCAACGGCCTGCAAGATTTCACGAACAGCACCATGGCCATGCCGTGGGAGCAGGTCGAGACCAGCATCGGCGACGCCAACATCCTCGCCCTGCGCGGCGACTACACGCGCGGCACCTGCCCTATCGAACCCGCGCATGTCGTCACCTGCGCCGACATCGGCCAGGACAAACAGCACTGGGCCACCGTTGCATTTGATATGACCGGCCAGAGCTATGTCCTAGACTACGGAACAACGCTCACCATCGAAGACCTCCTCGCCGACTCACCCCGCCGCATTTACCGAACCCCGAGCGGGCAGGAAGTCCGCCCCGAGTGCGGCATGCTGGATTCGGGCTACGCAACCTTCCGAGTTTACACCGCCTGCCAGAACTCCGGCGGATTCTTCCACGCAGCCAAAGGTTCCGGTGCCACCTTCGGATCTCGCATCGGCAAGACCGTCATCGAAGACTTCCCCGGCGTCGTGCTCTACACCTTCGTGGACCACGCCATAAAGACGGAACTCTTCATCGACCGCATCCGCAACGCCAAGCCCCCACTCGCCATCCCGCGCGACACCGGCGAAGACTTTCTTCGCGGCATGAGCGGCCAGCGTCTCGTTCCCCGCAAGACCGCCACCGGGCAAGAGTTCGTCTGGAAATCCGTCGCACAGGATCACTACATGGATGCCGTGAAACTCTGCCATGTCGCCTGGCACATCTTAAAAAACTGACCTGTGAAAAAATCACAACTCTGGAAAATCTACTGCGCAAAAAATCCCGCTTTCGAGCGCGATGGAAATGTTACTTTGTCAACGCGCGGACTCCGCAAACTCTTCGATCAAACATGGGACTTGGCATTCTACGAAGGCGAACCTGAGCACGAAGCCCCGCCGGTTAACGACTCAAAAGGCGTGGACGATCTGCGGAAAATTTTCGGCTTCTGACCAATTTCCTGACGCCACGAAATTGATGCCCGCCCGCCGCGCTTGTGTCCATGCGGCTCTGCGGGCCTCCAAAATTATTTTCATCTTTTTGAAAAAAAGTTGTTGACGAGAAATCAAGATCGTGAGATTGTATCTCCAGATCGAAGCCACCACGGCGACGACGAAACCAAAAAACCAAAACGAAAAAATGAAACTCACAGGAAAAACACCAGCAGGCCGCCAAGTCCGAGTTATCAACCGCTCACTCCCCTGGACCGCTGAAAAAATTTGGACACTCGCACAAGGCAATACGATCTGGCTCAACGGAACTTTTGAAGAGTGCCAAGCAATGTTCTCAAAAGTGACAACCGAAGGATACCGCACAAGCGAAGGCGAAATCCTCTGAACCACCACCCGGCGCGGGTTCGATCCCCGCGCCACCAACCCACGACAAAAATGAAAACCTCAGACAAACAACTCTACAACGCGCTCGCCTACTTCGTGATCTTCGGCAAGCAGCTCAAAAACACGCTTGAGGAACTGACCTTCGCCATCCAAAAATCCGAAGAAATCCTCCTCGCCCAAAACCTCAAAACCTCCACCCGCTCGAAAAAAT